TTTGCATACTTCATGTGTACGGTAATATCTGATAAAATTTCTGATGCTATTTGCATTAATTGCCTCCTTTGTTTTTCATAAGCTTTTCATATCTTTCTCGCAAATATTCTTTTTGGTCTTTTGCTGGATCCTTTTTATTTTTTACTTCGTCTATTGAGACTTTTTTATGAACGTCAATATACACCTTGCTCGTATCCATGTCAATAGGATAAACCAAACCATCTGGACCAAAACGATTTTTTGCTACAAAGAATCTTCCCGTATTCTCATTCTTGTCATCAGCGGTACGGGATAGAGTAAATATGAAGTCCGCTACAAAACACTTTGAAAAAGCTTCAGAAATTGATTCTGCTGATACTAATTCTGCGTTATAACCAGACCTATTCGTTTGACTGCAAGTCCACAAGGGGCATTCAAATTCTTTTGCAATGCCACGAAGTTCCTCATAAATTGACTCCAAATCATGACGTTTTTCACTATAAGATTTCTTAGGTTTCAGAAGGTCGGCATAATCAACTAGAATCATGTCAACGTCAGTTCCTAAGTTTCTTAATTTTTCAAGGTGTGAACGAATTGTGTTAGGAGAAGCTGACTTAGTTGGATATTCTTTTACAATCAAAGAACCCTCTACTTCCTGAACTACTTCAAGAATCTTTTCTTTGTTATCATTTAGATAGGCAAGAGGGATTCCAGTAATACAACTATCATAACGCCTAGCAATAACAGTGTCTCCAAGCTCTAGAGTATAGTGTACTACAGTCAGACCATTCTTAACTGCCTGTGCCCCCAAGTGAACTAGAACGTGGCTCTTACCTGCTCCTGTGGCTGCAATAGCAACACCAAGTTCGCCCTTGCCAATTCCACCTTGTGTAATGTTATCAAACTCTGACCATCCTGTAGAAACTGGATCTCTGGCTTTAAGTAAGAACCTCTTTTCGAAGTCTTTCAAATAATCATAACCAGAATCATTAGTTCCACCCAACTTGAGGGCTGTATTAATGACATCAGCAATCTCATCAAATGATGAACTACGAAGTAAGTCTACAGACTTAATAATAGCTGCCTTAAGCTTTTGCTTCCTGCAAAAGTCAAGAGAAGCATCTTTAATAAAGTCGGAACCCTCGGTATCTTGGTTAGCATGTACGCGAACCATAAAGTCCTTCATTTGTTTAAAAAGTACTTCATCATGTTTGGTCTGTTCTGATAAGAGAACAGAAGCCATTGTGTTTAATGAAGGATGAACCTTATAGTTCTCCTTATAATCATAAAGCATCTCAACGAATGCTTGTAGGTAGTTTACGTCAAAAAAGGAGAAGTCTAATACTTCTCCAATCTGATCTGCAAACGCTCTATCTAGAAAAATAAGTTTTACTAGATTCTCTTGAAACTTAACTCCAAACTTGGAAAAGTTTTCTACGTCATTTTGGTACATTTTAACCCCTGTGAATTTTATTTAAACTTGAAAACAAGTCATCCCAATTCATTTCACCGAAACCATCTTCAATCATCATTTTACGAATATTGGTTTTGGAAAACTCCTTTGGATAATTTTTGATATGTTCTTTAATAATTGCTGCTGTTGCTGTTGAAATTGAAGGTGTATATAACTGCATTATCTTATAGTTTTTCTGAATCAACTCTTTGTTTTCTATAATGGCTTCGTGAACCTTTAATTTATTTTCAACACTTTCACAAGCATCAATTAGATTATCTATGGTATATGTTTTTTCTTCACACATACCAGGAAACTTTTTAGCTATTGTCTTTAGTCCTGCTCCTTTAATCCCTTCAAGATTGTCTGAGCGATCACCACAAATAGCTCTAGCTAAAGCGAAGTTGTTTGGGTGAATTAGGAACTTGTCCCTCACCCTATTCTTATTCATTACTTCTTTTTGAACTGGTCTGTATAAGACTGTTGTATCGTCCAATAGTTGAAAGAAGTCTTTATCGCTTGATACAATTACCTTATTGTTTTCTTTATGGTAATTGCAAAGAGCAGCGATAACATCATCTGCTTCCGTGTAATCAATCATAATTTGACTTACTGGCATGTTATTAATGTAATCAGCTAGTCGTAGCTGCTGCCAGATTTTGTTTTGTAACTCCTGCTCTTCTGAGAGGTTTCGGACACCTCTGTTTAGTCTAATAGGCTTTCGCCCTTCTTTATATTCCTTAATTGTCTTTCTGCGCTTTGATGATCCCTCTCGACCATCCCAGCATATATAAACCTTGCTTGGTTTAACTTCTCTGCATAACTTTTGAAGAATCTTTAGTGATCCCTTGATTCCTCCGATGGGCTGACCATTAGAAGATAGTGAAGGATCAACAATGTAGGCTCTGTAGTACATGTTTAACATGTCCACAATCATAATTCTTTCCATAAAATAACCCCTGGTAGAGATCACATTCTACCAGGGGTCTGTGTTAAAGTCAAGCTGTTTCTACCGCCCTTGACCTCTATAGGATTTCTTGTAGCCCTTTGATCGCTTGTTGTGGAATTTTTTACTAAAGGTTCCATTACCTTGGTTCGTTTTCTTTTTTTGGCTTTTATGGGCTCCTTTCTTTTCTTTCATTAGTTTTCCTCCTTTTCTTCATAAAAATCACTAGAGTTACCAATTCTCTTATCAAACTTCATAACCACTTCCTCTTCTAGCAACTCCATCACTCTATTGAGGAACTTTTCATCTTCTAACTTAGTCATCCACTGCTTGCCTTGGAACTTATCTGTAGTTCCGTCTTCGTAGTGAAGAGTAAACCAAGCACCAGCATTTGTTAGCTTCTCTGATGACTTAACTGCCTCAAACCAGCTTTCCTTATCCATAATCTTTACTTCATCACCAGCCCATAGAATCTTGAAGTTACATTGTCTTCCTTGGGTTCCAAAGCGGGACTTCTCAATCTTTGCCTTTACTTCTGTACCAATTCTGAATCCCTTATCATCAAAGATGAAAGATGACTTGCCCTTGCGAGCAGTTAGCCAGATGCGAAGCGAGTAAGAGTAAGCTAGTGCCTTACCACCTGGGGTGAAGTAAGGTGTAGTAAGAGCTTCTGCTGTGTTTCTAGTAATGTTAGTCTTCAACTGATTTAGAATTAGTAGAGTTGACTTTGTATTTGCTATCGGCTGAATCAACTTTGCCATTCCTTTTGATAGGATACGAGGCTTCACAGCCATTGTTGATAGTGGGTTAAAGTCTGACTCAATGTCTGAGACAGATGGTGTTAGAGCCATAGAATCCCAAATGAATAGCATTTGACTATCATTGTTCGCAAGTAGGCTCTCAATTGTCTCTAAAACAAACTCTACTGAACTAGCTTGAACATAAAGCAATCTCTCAATGTCGCAGCCAGCATTAGCTAAAAACTCTGGGTCAATAGAGTTTTCTGAATCAAAATAGATAACATCAATGCCCATTCGTTGAGCATTACCAGCGATTTGTGCTGCCATGTAAGATTTACCAGTTGCTTCCAAGCCAGCAATCTCACTGACCTTACCTACAGGAATACCACCCCAATCTCCTCGTTTGATAATTCCATCAAGCCATTTACAACCAGTTGGAATAAACTGGTTTACTTCTGTTGGATTATCTTCTGCAAGAGAGAAGGCAACACTGGTTCCTGCTTTCTTATTAATTAATTTTTTCATGTCGGCTATGTTTAACCGACCAGTTGCTGCTTTTGCCATTTTTTCTCCGTAAATAAGAAGGGGGGAGTCAAGCTCCCCCCTTCACTCAATTAGCTAGCGAGTAGCTCGTTGAAGGCGTTTCCGACCTCATCAGAGGTTGCCTTAAATGCTGTTACCTCTTGCTTTTCCTCAGAAGAGACTCCCTCTCGGTGCTTACGCCAAATCTCTTCAACTTCCTCAGAAGACTTAGTAACAAACAAGCTGTTGTATGGGATATCTGTATCCATCCACTCCCTAGCCTTGGAAGAATCCTCAGCCAAAGCACTTGAGCGGCGTCGTGGTTGAACATCAGTTGATGGGAACATTTGTCCAGCCTTCTTGCCGTAGTTAATTACCAAATCTGTACCATTCTCTGGGTCAGTAATATCGCCATAATCAGGGTTTAGAACTAGATTTAGTAGGTTCTCGTATACAGTCTTGCTGTAACCCCAAAGGCGCACGCCCTCTTTCTCCTCAGAACGAACAACTACTGGTGAGAAGAAACGCTGCTTTGCTCGTAGTTGGTTAGCCATCTTACGATCTTCCTCATCCTTTGTTGCATATAGCTTAGATACAAAATCACAAACTGGACAATCGTCTCCATGATTCTTCTTTGGACATAGGAAACCGGGTTCATCAGCCACCCCATAGTGAAACCAAAACTCTTTGAAGGGGTCGCCGTCTGGGTCTGGTGCAATTCGGAGAGTCTGCTCTCCATCTTGTGGCTTCCAAAAGAAATTTTTCTTATCTCCACCCTTTGTGCTTAGTGCGTCCAACTTTTGACGCATTTTATCTAGATTAATAGCCATTTATTTTCTCCTTTTAAGTTATAGGGCTAGTTGATTTTTCAAGCCCCGCTATTGAATAAAGTTAGTATGATATGACAAATAAATAAAGTCTTGATCATACTCTGTAGTTACTATCTTATGCTCTACTTTTACGTTCTCTTCTTTCATTCTTTTTAGTGTTTCTTTGATTTTTTCAAGTAGGTCTGTATCTGTTTTCAATGTTTCTTTCGAACAAGCAAAGTATACATCTTTTTGCCTCACATTGTCAAGTGGAAAAACCAACCTTTCTTCTGCTTCTGCGAAAACTCCTAATGATTTTATCCGACAAGCTTCGTTTGGTGGCTCAATTTCAGAATAAAGAGATTCTTCATTTTGCAACCAATTCACCATGTTAATCATCTTTGCTAGTGTTTGCGATAGTACATTATCATATTCTAATAACGAGACTTCAGGCATAAACAAAGATTTAAAATTTTTCTCTTCGACTAAACAAATATCTTCAAAAAGACCTGATCTGGCGTAGTTCTGAAGAATCTTGCTTATTGCCTTTTGTTGTTTTTGGACTTCTTCCGACAGAAAGTCCTCATCTCTTAAGATGTAAATTATTTTTATTTTTGCTTCTTTAATTTTTTCTAATGTACGCAGGATGCCACCTGCTATCTTTTCTTCTCCGCTACAAACAAAGTATACACCAGTTTCGGGGCTGATGTCAAGTGAAAAGTCGGGAACCTTGTCTTCTGATTCTTCTACACTTTTTAAGGTTGAAAAATCTGATTTAGTAATACAAAACAATTCCTTATTAGCTAACGCCGAAAGATTCTTTGCAACTGCGCTACCCAACTTACCATAACCAAAAATTATCATATTTTCCTCATGTCGCCAAATGTTTTACCACCAGACACATTCACCTTAAACTTTCCTAGTCTAGTGTCTGCAAAGCAGTTTAACATAGTGGTCATCATATTAAAGTCTTCTTTTGTGACATCTACAACAATTGAATCATGAACAATAAAAGCAATCTTAGATTTTTTATTTTTAAGCAAGTTGTCAAGTTTAACTGCCTGCTCTAACACTAGATCAGCACAAGTGCTTTGAATCAAATAATTAAGAGCATGGAAGTCGTCAGATTCAATCTCTCTTCCAAAAATATTTTTAACTGCCTTGCCATTATAATATTTGTTTAAAACTTTTTTCCTGTCATAAGTTCTGTTTAGAAGATGATCATCTGAATTAGGATTGTACAGCCAAGAGAACAACCTTACTTTTGCCTCTTCTCTTGTTCCTAATCCTCTAAAAACATTTTGAATATTCCAATCGTGGATATCATCTTGAGGCTGTTCTACTCCACAAAGGGCTAGTAGTACCCTAGCTTCTGCTGCATTATAATCAAACTCAGCAAATAAATCATTTTGAGGTTCAATAATACTTCTCAACTCTTTTTTCAAAGTTAAGATTGGAATACTGCCAGATTTATTTGTAAGACGACCAGTCCTACTACCCAGAACATCATAATCGATGACACGCTTGCCTTCTTTAATCTTTTTAAGAACTCTTTTGTTTCTTGGGTTCTTATCTTCTTCTTCAAGCAAATTCTTAAAATTCACTCTCACACGTTGACGCTTAATCTTCTCAATCAAAGAAGCTACTCGTGAAACATGCATATTAAATGCGTTGACCTCATTCTTCTCTACATAAGCTTTAGTCGCCTTGTTCAAGAAGGAGTAATACTCTTTAATTAGGGGCTCTGGTAGTAGAGCTAACATATCCTCATTTTTAATCTTACAAGTCTCTAAAGCTTTCTTTTGAGATTTAATTTTATTATTAACTTTTGACCACTCCCCTAGTTCCATATAGGGAAGGTAGTCCTCTACCTTCTGGTCCACTACTGATTGAACGTAAAAAGAACCAGTATCCATATTATCAAAGAACCAAGTAGCCTTATCACCCTCTGGGAGCGATTGGACAAACTGGTCCTGATAAAAGTAGGTTTTGTTGTTTACTTTTTGGTAATATATCATTTATTTTTTATTAACAGCCGAGCTTACCTGCTCCGCATTTGCAATCAAACCAACCTTTTATGATTTTAGGATTAGCGCCTTCGTCGCCAAGCATAAAAGAGAGGTATGTATTAAAATCTTCAGATCCTGTTCCATGTAATTTAAGGTAGCTTGCCACCATTTTAGTTGAAAGTATTACTAAATCAGTCAACACTTTACCGGGAGTTGAAGATCTTTTGCATATTTCTTGTTTTAGTTTCGCACTTAAAGTGTCTTCAACATATTTTCTAACCCTGTACCAACCGGGGGGATCTTTAACATAATTTAAGGTACCGATTGTGTCTGCTAAACTATTCATTGTTAAAAATGCCGCGTTGATTTGTTCCTCAAAAGGATCTTTTTCTTCTGGTTTCGGTTCAGGTGGTACCTCTGATATTTTCTCTTCTGCTATATCTGGCGACACATCAAACTTGCCACACACATCTTCTTCGACTAGTATATCCGCTCTGGCTGGTAATGTCAAGCAGATTCTTGGAAGCTGTATCTGTGGCTCAAAGAAACTCTTTTCGAAGTAAGCATTTTCAGCATAAAGTGGTGCTTTTTTAGCCTCTGCTAAAACATCTATTGGCTTGAGTTTCTGATATCCAAAGCCAGTATAAGCTTCAATAAGTTTAGTTGATATATTTCTCATCTCAATATATTCTTTACCAGCCTTATAATCCTCTAATGCCCTCAAATAAACTTCTTTTACTTCGTTAATAATCGATTCTCTAGCTGAACTGCTATACTCTTTACTCTCTTCATACAATCTAATATCTACATAATCAATCAAAATACTCAAATCATAAAAATCGTTGATGAGTTTATCAGATAATTTGTATTCTGTCAAGTCGAGGGGCTCTCTATCATTCTTAAAGACTTTTGTATTGCCTCTTTCAGTTTTGCCAAAGATATTATAAGTTGGATACTTTGTAATGAAGTCTTGATAGAAGTTTTGTAGTTTTATTGGAAAATAAGTAAAATAAGCATAATCACTAACTGGAGAGAATGCTGCTTTATATGTATCAGAAGGTTTAATAGTACTAAATTTTTTATCTATAAAGGAAAGTACTTTTTGTTGGTTTTCCAAGCTTCTAAAGATAAAATTAACAACTGGTTTATTATCTTCTATTACTAATAATATATCTGTTAATGCTCTTGTTAATTTATTCTCATCTGCTTCATCTATATTAAGATCTTTCAATTTTAAAGTACCAGTTAAATTCTTGCTATTGGTGTCATTAATAACATCATATTTTCTGCTAATATAACTTAATAAAGTATTTTTATAATCTGTAACTCTAGAGTCATTAAAAGAAATTTCTTTTCTAAAATAATCTACAAAATCTAAAATATATTGCAAATCAATGACTGATTCTTCACCGGATAATCCATTCAAGAAGCTTTCAGACTTAAGGATAGAATCTTTTGTATCTAATAAAGCCTCTGTTACTTTTAAACGTCTTCTCATTGCCACAACCATAGGTTTTGACTTCATATTTGCGACTAATCGCCATGGTTTATTCTGGTCTACAAAGAATCCTGCTTGACGAGCAGCGTATTCATATATAAAATAATTTGGGTCATTTAAAAAATCTACTTTCTGGTTGTCTGTTGGGAAACCACCATCATCAAATACATCAAACGCTAAATAGGAATCATAAATATTAATATTCAAAGTATCAAAATAACCGGCATAAGTAATTGTGCTTTGTGTTCCCTTGAGGTAATTTATAAAAGTATTTTTAAAATCATTAAAGTTTTTAATTTGTTTAGTGTTCTCTAATTGTTTTCCGCCTTCTTGTAAAAACTGCTGGAATTTGCTGTCTATGTGAGAGTTGTACTTGTCTTCTGGTGCAATTGTAGATGTGTTGCCTGCTTTTGCGCTTAGCTCTAGTAAAAATTGACTATCTGGTGATGGTTTTTTACTAGCAAAGATTGTTTTCATGAATTCAAAGGCATCTGCAACAAAGTCGAATACACATATTTCTTTACTAGGATTCCCACTAATGTTCTGAAATATCCAATAATTGTGATATATTAAATTGTTTTTTGTGTTAACCCTGCCATAAAGTGGATCATTATACCAAGTGTCCACCTTGTTTTTTATCTCTGGACCTTTTGGATAATTTAAATTATTAACTAGCGTTTTATATGCTTTATGAGAGTTGAACTTCTCTTTTGAAGTTGAAGACCTTGTAGAATTTGGTAGAGCATTGCTGTCTTCTAAAAGCTTGTTGTAGACAACATGAGGAGGGTAATTTTCAGGCTTGTCTTCTTTTTTTTGAGTTATTTTTTCATAAGCCTCAATCTCTTTTTCTAAATCTTTGATTGATTTAAAAGTTTTAAGTTTCATTCTCCATCTCCACCACCAAGAGTCAATCCTGTATTTAAGGCTCCAAAATTAGAACCGAAAGTTTTATTAAATTCGGCTTCATCTATTGTACCAACTTCTGGTACGCTTGGTAACAATGATCTTATTTCCTTTTCTTCCTTAGTTAAGACTTTTATATTAAACCTCTCTCTTAAGTCGGGAACAGATTTAAAAGCCTTGTCTATGTATTTTACTATATCGTGTTCAACATAGATCCCTATTGGTTTTTCTCCATCTCTGTTTGTGTTGTTCTCCGGTGAGTCCAAAGATGTCTTATTGGGGCACTTTTTTCTTTTTGCTTCCTCAATTGCTGGTGAAAACATGTTTTTTGCTGTTACAGAAGTAGAATACATACCCATGCTTATTGTGTCTGTTGTTTTACTTATCTGATAATAGCCGCTTAATCCAAAGACATCTTTGTTAGGATCACTCAATCCGGTTAAACCGCTTTGTCCGGCTGAAAATTGATTTTTTGGTATTGCAAAATATGCTGTTTTTCCAAAAAACAAATCATTACCAACAAACTCAACATCGGCAGAATAAGAGTACCTTAAATAAGCAGCCAAATGATTAGGATTGCGCATTGAAAATAAAGTGTTTAAGTAGGGGTCTGCTATATAACTAAAATTAATTCCTCTTACGATACCGCTGCTTTGACCAACCATGACATGATATATGCCATCTTCGTAATCCTTCTTTTTATTAAAGTTTCTTTCACCAAACTTTCTTAAAAAAGAACTTTTTGCTTGTTTTTTATCATTGGGATTGTTAAAGGTTTCTTGATAATAAATTACCAATGGTCTTTTCACTTCAGCTTTTTTACTTGGACTTTTAATTGATTTTGCAAGTTTTTTACTAGCAGAATCTCTGGTTTTCTTGTTCTCGCTGACTAAATCTTGAAATAGTTTTTTATCTCCATACGCGCTAGAATCAAGTTCATAAACTTGTTTTCCAATAAATCCATGGTTTCCTTTCGAAAAATGTCCAAGCCCAGCGGACAAAACAGATGGAACTAAACTATTAAATATTTTATCCATAAAAACTTCTAAAGTGGGATCAAATTTTTCCATATCAATAAAATTTTTATAAAGCCACTCTTTAAAAAAGTCAACATCAACTAACAAATCACCTAAATTTGTATAGTACTCCTCCCCCATTGAATCTGTAAGAACATTTCCTAAACAAATAATAGGAAAATTAGCAACATCTTCTTTTTCATCTATCGTAAAATCAATTGCTGCTGCTACAAGAGCCTTAAGAGGGAAAAAAGAAATATTGCCATAAACATCAGCAAAGGTGGTGCCGTCTTTATCCACAGCCGCTGCGCCTTCTTGATCTGCTTTGTCAATCTCTTGTTGGGTTAGTTTTGTTTGTATGATAGCTTCTTGAGCAGCAAGTCTCGATAGCGTAAATGTTTGTATAGCCTCATAGTAAGCATACGCCTCGTGCTTTCTATCAGAACCCAATATGTCTTTAGCTTTCCCGAGTCTTTTTTCAATGTCAGATACTTTTTTTACACTACCTCTTGCAAAATAACTATCGTCTATCTTGGCAGCAAAATTTCCTTTTTCCTTTAATTGTTTGATTTTTTCTTTATGATTGCACAAAATTTGGTATTCTTTAAACAAAATATCTGTTGTTGATACTTTATTTAAAAACATATTTGTAACGGCTGATTGTGCGCCGTCTTGACCAAACACCACTCTTGGTTTGGCAAGCACACCCTCTTCATGCTCAACTGGGCGTGGGACAAAACTTAAATTCCATAGTGAATTTTTTTTCATAAAATATTTTAAGAAAAAATGCTCAATATAACCAATTAGCGCCCTCTTTTCAGAATTTATCAGTTTGCTTAATTCTTGTATCTTTTCATCAATAGCGGAAATTACCTTTTTGCCTTCTTCATCAGGGCAATATTTTTGAAGCAATTCTTTTCTTTCGTTGTCTAAATCTTTTAATCTTCTTAATTGTCTTTTTAAACTTTCTGTCAAATTAAGATTTTTTGTTGACGGATTTTCATCCATAATCTCTTCTATTATTTTTTTGTTTTTAATAAGAAATACATCGTTTGTTTTTTCTTCATCTCTAGAAGCCAAAGCGGAATCTGGTGCGGCGACATAACTAACTTTAAGATTAACTTCGCCAGTTTCACTGAAATTAAAATCGTGCTTAAAACAATTAATTCTCAGTTCCTTTTTCTCTTGCGCTTCAAAAATAGCCCTATCTGTCGGATCTACTAGATTTGGATCTATATTATCGGGAAACTTATAGCCGTATTCAAGAAATAAATATTCTCTAATTGGATTGCCTGATTTGTCACGTCTTGATCCTTTCTTTATTAAGCTAATATAACCGGTCCCTTGATCTTGCCCTAAAAGTTCTTCTTTGCCCTTTTTAAAGGCATCAACCCCTACGCCTAGTAAATTTTGATGTTGCATACCATTTGCAAAAGTTTCAAAGCTATCAAAGAAAAAAGAAATCTCTACGTTAAACCTGTTTGATGTACCATAATATTGAAAATCTCTGGTTACGGATAAATCAACTATACCAGCATTACCCTTGCCCTTATTCTGAAAAATTCCAGCGCCAGCTTGCGTATTTGGTATTCTATATTCTTTGTTAAAAACTATTTCCCTGTTTCCTAAATGTTTTTTTCCCTGAAATGTTTTAGTGTACAATCTTATGTAAGGCACCATAGCAGCTTGTTGTGCAGGCGACATATTATTTAAAAAATTAATATACCTCCTCATTGTTAAATCGTTTAAGTAGTTATTAAATTTACCTAAACGATTATCTTTAGCCGCTTTTGGTATTGTTTCTTTTAGTAGTTTAACTTTATCACTGGGGTGCAAAAAGAAAAGTTTGTTTTCTGTGACTTTTGAAAAGTCCTCTCCATAGATTTTAGCTCGTAATCCCTCATCCCCAGAAAATGGTTCTGATTTAGATCTCATCTGAGCTAAAATCATGTCTGTTAAAAACCCCTGCGGGGAAAGCTTATCTGGAAAAAATATATTCGTTTTGGACATTTTATAAACCTAAATTATCAATTGCATCTTCTAGAGAGGTGGGGATCTTAAGAACATCTCCAATATTATAATCTGAATCGACTGGTTTTTTATTATAAAAACCAATAACCCACCAATAGATGGGGGTTCCATAATATTTTTCAGATATTTTATGCAACCTACTGCCCATAGTCCAAGTCTCATAAGTAAAAGACATGGAGGAAAGCTGTTCATAACTTGGATATTTGAGTGAAGATCTACGAAGTTGTAATATAAAATCACTTAATCCAAAACGAGATTTAAAGACTTTCTTATAACCAACATCTAAATTTTCTACTTCTTCTACTTTTGCGTATCTTGAATAAGCCATTTTCTTTTCCTACGTTTCAAACAAGCTAGTAATCACCCCGCTTGCGTTTCCATCTGCAACTGCGCCGGGAACATTAAGTGCCTGTCTTTCTCTATTGTCATTATTTTGAGTGACATAGGGAAAATTAGCCCTATTACCACCAAGCCAATTGTTGGATGTGCCCCAGCCTAATTTGTGTTCGTGAAGTGGGTTAAATGTAAATGAGAAATTTACCATCCTTGGAAACATTACCGGCTCTTTAGATTCAGATTTTTCACTATCCATTAAAAACCCGCTGTCCGTATCCATTGTAATTGATAAGCCAGTCATATACCCAAGAAGTCCAACATTGGGCATTTCTGCGTTACATAGCAGATTGGCGTATTTAATCCTAACAAGAGGGGCACCAGCAATAACTTGATTGGGAGATAATCCAGAAAGTGAATCCCTTAACGCTCCGAAACCAAAGAAATCAGACGATCCAAAAGACTTATAAACTGGGTATAGATTTTTTATTAATGTCCCCAAGGCTAAAAAATTAGAATTTGCATCATTTAAATCCTGATTTGGAATTTTAAAACCAATAGAAATTGAGCGGGTAGTATTTCTGTAAATTGGGATTGGATCAGCGCGTCCATAAACTGGGGTCGAATTCCAGTTGGGATTAAAAGAATCACTAAAGCTGGTTAAGAAAGCGGGTAAAACAAGCCTTTCATTTCGATCAGTTACTGGAAATGTAAAGTAAATATTTGCAAAAGCCTCTAAATTATTACGAATATGACTAACATCTTGTCCTGTAGTATCTCTGGAAGGGTCAAAATCTGATGTTACACCCTCCATAGATTTTAAATTTGCCTCATTCACAAATTTATTTGCTGCGTTGGTTGCTTTATTTATTTGGTCTAAAAAATCACTCATTTTTTTCCTCTTTTAATATAACCACTTTATGGTGAAATTAGAGCTAATTTATCCACTTTGTTTAAACTATCTGCTAGTTTTTTTAAAACAACAAGTTGGGGTCCAGTAAACCCACCTCCACCAGTTGGGGGTACCGAAGGTTGAAGTGTTTTATCTCCCGTCTTTGGGGGCTGACCGCCTCGACCCTTACCGGTTGTCTTCTTTTTTAAAGTATCAGCAAGTTCAGCAATGGTCGTCTCTGGCGTGGCTTCAATTTCATGATCATTTAAAATCTTTGCTGCTCTTGGTCCAATCCCTGTTTTACCCGTAATCGCTCTTTCTAGAATACTAAGAGCAGCAGCAGACTTTCTTTCAATAATTTTTGCCGCAGCGGCAGCTGTACTATCCTTCATGGGCTTCACGCGCTCTTCCATTGTTAATATCACTTTTCCAAAATCGTCTAAAAATCCTCCCGGCTTAGTTAATCTTTTAAATAGTTTTGTTTGTCGTACTAAAAATTCCTCTCGCTCCGCAGCTTCAGCGGCTGCAATTCTAGTGAAATTTTGTCTTCTTGCCAACTCTGCTTCTCTGCCAGCAGTCATTGGGGCGACTACTCCTCCTCCCAACTCAAAAGTGCCAGCCCTTCTCATGCCACCTTCGGCAGCAAAAGCTCTAACTTGAGCTAGACTTGAAAATCCACCTGCTTCCTGAAGGGATCTCATAATTAGGCGTCCTTCTCTGCCACCCATAGTTCTTGCTCTTGCTAAAGCCTCTCTAGTTTTTGTGGCTATGTAATCTATTCTTTGGCGAGGCTCCATTTCTTGAATTGCTAGTGCATTAAATTCAATACCAAGAGCAGAGAATGTTTGATTTAGTCTGGATCCTAATTGTTGAGCACCCTCTATCGTGTCAAATTTTGTAGCCATATCATATAAGCTACCAGCCTCCATTCCCATTCGCCTAGCCATTATTTGAAATTGCATAAATGATTTATTCATTTGAGCGGGATCTAGGAAGTCCATAAATTTACCAATTGACGAACTATAATCTTTAACAACTTTTGCTATACTTTGCCCTGTTTGATTGGCAAAACTAACCAAAGATATTCTTGTTTTATCAAGCTGCCCCTGTGTCATATCCAAATTAGAAGTTAAGGTTCCAATTAGAGCAGCAGAATCTTTAGTGTCTACGCCAAATGCTTTAAGCCTAGAAGAAAATCTAACTAATCCCACACTATTCTTTTCAAATATTGGCAGTAGTTTAACATTTTCTCTTGCTAAATTTTTTAAAGTTTCTATATTCTCTTTAGATGTTACGCCATATCTACTAGTTTCTGCTCCTAAATTTAGTAATTCGTCCCTAGTATCTTTGATTGTGCTAGCATACTTTTCGTTAAAACCTGTTGCTCTTTTAAGCTGCTCACCAAGTTCGATTACTTGGGTAGGTAAATCTCCGAGAAACCCAGTAGTAAGCTGGAGCGCCTTAAACGCGGCGCCGGTACCCGAGGCAAACTTATCTAAGCCCTGTATAATAGTTTTCTGTTCTTTAAGCGATGTATTAATTTCATTAATAATACTGCTTCTCTGTCTTTCTAGATCAAGACTCTTTTCATAATAAGTAATAAACTCTTTACCAAGCGCTTTATATTTTTTTTCAGTCATACAATAAGTAGTATTTTACTCATTATTGCTTTGAACCATTTTTGATGATTGTTCTATAATCCACATCCTTAAAGAAACTGGTAAGCAATACAACTCTGTCCAAGTCCACCCAAAGTCCTTCATTAGCCTCAAAAACATCTTATAAACG